ATGTCAAATTCAGTTAGACTTACACTATACACACAAGTTAATTGCGTATTCTGTGAAATCATGAAAGCAAAGCTGGATGATTGGGGATACTCATATAATGTTATAAACGTCAGCGAAGATATAAGTGGACGTGAATGGTTACGTTCAAACAATCATAGAACTGTGCCGCAACTATATTGGAACACCAAACACTTAAACAAAGTTAATACTCAAGAATTGACAGAAGAAATACTTGAAGCAGAACTCAATTTTGATGATTACGTTGGTGGCGTGGAGAACTTTCAATGAACCCATTCGAGTATTGTAATGACATCAACTATGGTAAATCTAATATTATGGTTGATGATATCGCCGAAAAATCTTATAACGCGTTTATGGTAAATCGGCAACTATCTTATTTTAATGACACGGTTCTTATAGCAAATGAGATGAATCTCAACGCGCATTTGGATAATCGCCTTCAATTCGATTTTCTTATAAATATAGTACGGAAGAAAAGAAGATTCTCCAAATGGGCAAAAGCTCAAAAGAATGATGACGTTGAAGTGATCAAGGAATATTATGGCTATAGTAATGAAAAAGCCCGCCAAGTCCTCAGCCTTCTATCGTCTGAACGAATTAACGATTTGAAAAAGAAGGTTTATCGAGGTGGAAAAAAATAATATAGTAGAGTGGACTCCCGCCTCTATGCTAGAGGTGACTTTGAACGAGCCAGACGATTTTCTCAAAGTACGAGAAACGTTGACTCGGATTGGCGTGGCATCAAGAAAAGAAAATACACTCTTTCAATCTTGCCATATTCTCCATAAACAAGGACGGTATTTCATCGTCCATTTCAAAGAACTCTTTTTGCTTGATGGGAAAAAGTCCAACTTAGAAGAAAACGACGTTGCTCGTCGTAACACAATCGCGACACTTATGAGCGATTGGGGATTGGTATCAATTGATGACACAGCGACGGCTAAACCATTAGCGCCAATGCGTCAAATTAAAATTATTCCTTTCAAAGAAAAAAACAATTGGACTTTACAACCAAAATATAATATTGGTAACAAGTCTTAATATAAATAGTAGTGGATGCCGAATAATCGGGTCCACTACATAACCTTGCTTAACAGGAGGCAAATATGACTGGAACATTCGCATTTCCGCGAAACGCATTTCTTGGTTTCGACCACATCTTCGATCAGCTAGATAATATTCATAGCCATGCGAAGGATACCTATCCACCACATAACGTAGTCAAAGAAGAAGAGTTAAAATATACTCTCGAAATGGCTGTGGCTGGATTTAAACAAGAACATATTGACATTGAAGTAAAAGACCACATCTTGTCTATCAAGGGTGATCGACCTGCTCGTCGAGAACAAACAAAATATGTTCATAAAGGTATTAGTGCTCGTAACTGGAAAAAGTCATTTAGACTGTCGGAATATACCGAAGTAACTGGAGCAGATCTAACGGATGGAATCTTGACTGTCAATCTTGAAGTCGTCCTTCCTGATGAGAAGCTGCCTCGTAAAATTTCAATCGGAAAAAACGAGGTAAAAAATGGCAACCATAGCGCTGAACTACTCGCAGAATCTCCTTAATTGGATTGTTTCTGCAACAAAGAAAACTTTTCAAGGTGTGTTGATTGGCTATATCATGGCTCGTCAGACTCAAGCAAATTCTCATATTGCTCGTTTGATAATTCATGAATATAGAGAAGAAGGTCACACAGTCGAATCTTTAACACATGAACTGAATGTTAAATCTCTTCAAAGAATTAGAAAGGAATATAACATTGACTAAATGGTTTAAGGGTTGGGTAAAACAATTAAGTATGTCTCCAAGTGAAAGATATCTCGCTCAAGCTACTGATAGGTACGATCTTGAGTATAGATTACAAGCACTTCAACGTGGAAAGGCAAACTTATTCTAATGTGGCCGTATACCGAAGAAGAATCTAAGTTTTTAAACTAATAAATAAAGGGGCGAGCAATTGCCCTTTTATAATTTTTGTCTTTATGGAGATACCCATGCTTGAAACAAAACACATTAACGATTTTTTATCAAAATCGGAAGTAGACGAAATCGTTTCTGCACATGTTTTATATAATAAACTTTTGAAAGAAGAATATATCAAAACAGATAAACATGTACACTTAGTGCAGTTTCAAACATCTGGATTCTGGTTCCTTGATGATTTAGATCTAGATCGATCTCCAAAGTTTGAATGGGATAAAGTTCATACCGAATATAAAATAGATGATGACTGGATTATGCCAGATAAGAAACCAGAGTTTCTACAATTTTTGCAAGACATAAAACCCCAATTAAATGTAGAAGATTTTCACAATCATCTTTTTGACTTACTTAATTCAAAAATTTCAGAAGTTGTTTCAGATCATGGTGAATTATATTGGTGTGCTCTTTATGACATCCCTTATAATTTTGAATTACATTGTGATGGTCGCGATGTGAAACGTAAAAGAGATCCTAGACCAGACAATTGGGACGATTTAAAATACGAAGATTGGCATCACGAAGATAACATTCAATATACTCGACAAGGATTGATTAATTTAGATGTCCATGATAGCCATGATGGTACTTGTATTTTCGATCAAAGTTTTCCATACTCAATGTATGTCGATTTTTCAAAAGATATGGAAGAATTTCCAGTTCTTAAAAAACAAAAACCAAAACTAAAATTTGCTAAAGGCGATAGCATAGAACGCTATGGCACTGAAATAGCAAAGTTTACTCATAAAGAATTTGATCAAGACGATCATGATTATATTATGGAAAATTGTATTGATGAAAGCGTTTGGCCAATCGAAGCTGGATATGGATTAAGCTTAGAACAAATTCTTACATTTGATACTCCCGGCACAATGTACAGCTGGGACACTACAAAATTTCATAAAACTAGACCATTTACCGAAAAATTTCAAATGGATGAAATTCGTAGGAGATTAACAATAGCATTTACTTGTGGGAGATTCACGTGAACTTAGAACAACTTAGAGAAGAAATTGCCGAAGACGAAGGAGTAAAATATGAGATCTACTTGGACCATTTGGGTCTGCCTACTTTTGGTATTGGTCACTTGGTCATCGATTCAGATCCGGAACACGGTGAGCCAGTCGGAACAGAAGTTTCAGAAGACAGAGTCAACGAGTGCTTCGACAAAGACGTCGCAATCGTATTGTCTGACTGCGAAACCCTCTATCCAGACTATAACGAATTGCCCGAAGAAGTCCAACTAATCATTGCTAATATGATGTTTAATATGGGCCGGCCTCGTTTATCTCAATTTAAAGGAATGAAACGTGGAGTCGATGCTCGTGATTGGAACAGCGCTGCTGACGAAATGGTTGATTCTCGTTGGTATCGTCAAGTAACTAATAGAGCTCAAAGATTAGTAGATCGGATGAGAGCCGTTGATTAATTTAACGGAAGCAGCCCAAGAATATATGAGTAAAGTAGGACAACCAAATGTCTACCTGAGTGTAAAAGGTGGCGGTTGTTCTGGCTTTACTTATGTCTGGGATGTGACTGATAAGACACCTACTGTTGGAAACCTAGTGATCGATGATATGGCTGAAATGTTTGTTATTGGTTGTACAGTTGACTATGTCACTGAACTAGGTGGATCATATCTCAAAGTAATTAATCCGAATGCAACTGCGTCCTGTGGTTGTGGAGAATCTTTTGCTGTCTAGCTCATTATTTTGTTTACAACTCCTCCCAAATAGTGTATAATAGTTCATGTATTTGGAGGTAATATGTCGTTTTATACTAACATCTGCCGTTATGGCAACACTATTCTGTACCGTGGTTACAATCAACACGGTAAGCGCATCTATAAACGCGATACAGAATTTAAACCAGTTTTCTTTACAGAAACAAAAACTCTTACTGAATGGACGTCACTAGACGGTAAGCGTATTGCGCCTATTGAAATGGCCAGCATGCGTGATGCGAAAGAATGGCTAGAATCAAACCGTGATGTTGCTGGTCGTAAGATCTATGGCAACGCAAAGTATCTTCAACAATACGTCACTCAACGTTTTCCACGCGATATTGAATTCAAGCGTGAATGTATTGATGTTGGTACCTTCGATATTGAAACAGAATATGACGATGGATTTCCGCATCCAGCTGAAGCATCTCAAAGAATTCTTTCAATTACTTACAAGTCTAGTAAGTCAAAACTATATCACGTCTGGGGTTATGGCGATTTCGATACTGAGAAGAGTCTTATTCAACCTGTTCGCTATTATCGGTGCCGAGACGAAGCAAGTCTCCTCGGTAAGTTCCTTGACTTCTGGTCCGATCCTGATAAGACTCCAGACGTAATTACTGGTTGGAATATTCGTTTCTTTGATGTTCCATACCTTATTAATCGTACTGCTAAAATTCTTAGTATCGACTCTTGTAAAGCGTTCTCTCCTTGGAGAATGGTTGATCATCGAGAAATAACTCGCCGTGGTCGGACAGAAATCGCTTATGATATTAAAGGTATCGAACAGCTTGATTATATGGAACTCTTCCAAAAGTTTGGATATTCCTATGGCGCTCAAGAATCATATGCTTTGAATCATATTGCCTACGTCGTTCTTGGTGAAAAGAAGTTATCATACGAAGAAGCCGGCTCTTTGAAAAATCTCTACAAACAAGACTTTCAAAAGTACATTGACTATAACATGAAAGACGTTGAGTTGGTTGAACGCATCGAAGACAAGATGGGTTTGATTACTTTGGCTATGACTATGGCGTATAAGGGTGGTGTGAACTATTCTGATACGTTTGGTGTAACGAATATTTGGGAATCGATCATCTATCGTAAACTCAATTCTGAAAAACGTGTACCACCGGTATGGACTCCTGATTTTGGCAAGTCTAAGTTTGCTGGCGGTTACGTCAAAGAACCGCATGTTGGCGCTCATGACTGGGTAGTATCGTTTGATTTGAATTCACTTTATCCTAACATTATTGTTCAGTGGAATATGAGTCCTGAGACTCTTATCAATCAAGCTGAAATATCTGGTGTTGAATATTACATGAATTCTGATCCATACACCGGTGAAGGTGCTCTTGCTGCAAATGGTTCTACCTATCGAAAGAATATCGATGGTGTGATTCCCTCTATCATTGTTGACTACTATGATGATCGTAAGTCAATTAAGAAAATGATGTTGGCAGCAGAATCTCAATATCAAGAAGAAAAAACAACTCAACTTGAGAAAGAAATCAATAAGCTTAATAACCAGCAAATGGCAATTAAGATTCTGATGAATTCTCTTTATGGCGCTCTCGGCAATCAATACTTCAAATACTTCGACCTCCGACTTGCCGAGGGCGTTACTCTTACCGGTCAATTGGCTATTCAATGGGCTGAACGCAATGTCAATAAGTATATGAATGAAATACTTGAGACAACCGATATTGACTATGTTATCGCTATCGATACTGATTCGCTTTATGTTAACTTTGGTCCAATGGTTGAAAAGTTCAAACCAGAAAATCCAGTCAAATTCCTTGACATGGTTTGTAAGACAAAGTTTGAAACTGAAATCGGTAAATGCTATGAAAAACTCTTTCATAATATGAGTTGTTACAAACCACGTATGGAAATGGGTCGTGAAGTAATTGCTGATCGTGGTATATGGACCGCAAAGAAACGATACATATTAAATGTACACAACTCTGAAGGAGTACAGTACGCTGAACCAAAACTCAAAATCATGGGTATTGAAGCCATCAAGAGTTCTACTCCGGAAGTTTGCCGCGATAAGTTCAAAGAGATCTTCAAGATCCTAATATCTGGATCTGAAGATGACGCTCAGGCTTATATCAAAAACTTCAAACAAGAGTTTAAATCGCTCCCTGCAGAAAAGGTCGCGTTCCCTAGGTCGGTCTCGAATATTACTGACTGGTCAGATCGAAAGTCTATATACAAAAAAGGATCTCCTATTCACGTTCGAGGTAGCCTTCTCTACAACAAGTTATGTAAGGACAACAAACTTACAAAGAAGTATGAGCTGATTCAAAATGCGAATCGAATCAAATTCTGCTACATGAAGATGCCAAATCCAATTCATGAGAATGTTGTAGCTTTTCCAGAAGTACTTCCGCCTGAATTGAAACTCGATCACTATATAGATTATGATTTACAGTTTGATAAAACTTTCGTTGAACCACTCAAACTTATTCTTGACGCGATTGGTTGGAATCCAGAACCAGTCGCAAGTTTAGATGAATTTTTCGCATAAAATGGTTTACTTTTACAGCAAAATAGGATATAATATACTATGAATAAAAAATGGCACGAAGATATCTGGGACATGCACTACAAGTTTGGTGTACACCAGTGGATTATGGAAAACATTGACGACAAAGAAAAGATGTCAAAGTTTCTAGAATTTAGAATGAAGTTTCTTGATGAAGAGCTTACTGAAACAAAGAACGCTGTAGAGAATAAAGATCCACAAGAAATTGTTGATGGCCTCATCGACTTATGTGTTGTGGCAATCGGTACTCTTGATGCTTTTGGCGTAGATGCTCAAGTAGCTTGGGATCAAGTTCACAACGCAAATATGGCCAAGAATCCGGGTGTAAAAGAAACACGTCCGAATCCACTTGGTCTACCAGATTTGATTAAACCTGAAGGATGGACTGGACCTGAACATGACGACAACACCGGGCATTTCCCTCACGCTCTTTAAAAATATATTCGATAACAAAACAAACAAACGCATCGATGCTCCAAATTTTGATGCGTTTGAACGCGTGTTATATGATCTTTCAAAAAAGCCTTTTGAAAGTAAAGAAGAAGCGATGTTAATGTCGCCGGCTATCTATGAGAAAAACACTACACGTAAGAATGATAATGTTGTTGAATGGGCTGGTTGGTGTGCGGTTGATGTCGATGATTACGAACCAAAAGGAGATCTAGAAGATGATTTGGTTAAACGCTTTGCTACCTATCGTTTTGTGTGTTATAGCACTGCGAGCTCGAAGATTGAGCAACCTAAATTCCGTCTCGTCTTTCCTCTTAGAAGACCAGTTGGAAAAGATGCAATCAAACGTTTTTGGTACGCATTACAATCCGAACTCGGAGATCTCGGAGACAGACAAACTAAAGATTTATCTCGTATGTATTACATCCCAGGAAACTATGATAACGCTTTTAACTTTATATTCAGCCATCATGACGGGGCTAGTATTGATCCTTCTGAGTTAATCTTTAAACACCCAATGCCTGAAAAGACGAATCTAAATAACTTCTTTGATCGTCTACCTGATGCTTTACAAGAACAAATTGTACAATATCGTAAAGATCAACTTGACCAAAACTTTGAATGGTCTTCGTATCATGATTGTCCATTTTGGCCAAAACAAATTGCTGCTGAATACCAAACAATCTCAAAGACTGGTTGGTATGCTAAGATGTATGCTATTATGGTTGCAGTTGCTGGTAACGCAGTACGTAAGAAATATCCAATTACTGCTAATGAGATCTCTCAACTTTGCCGGCAGTTTGACGAAGACACTGGTAACTGGTATAAGAACCGTCCACTTGATAAGGAGGCAGATCGTGCTCTCGAATACGTCTACAAAAATCTCTGATGTTTTTAATATGGATATGTCTTTTAATATTGACGATATTCAAGATAAAGGCGAATGGTCTGAAAGAGCTTCATACGAAGCAACACAAATTCATAGTAAGCCATCAACTGCTCGTGGTAGAACGTTTAATCAAATATATGAAGCATGTTTGTATGGCCATGCCGCAGAACAATATCTGATTGAAACTGGTTGGGAAGATGACGAAAGAAAATTTAAAGATGTTATCGATCCTCAAGGCGATCCAGTAGAAATCAAAGTTACTGAACATCTAGGCAATGTTCCATTTGTTCTAGCTCGTTGTCAAACTGCCAAGCTTGAAACATGGAGAAATTATCCAGACATTGTCTATATTTTTATTAATGATCGAAAATCTAAAGAATATATCCATGAAGGAACCTACGTTTGGAATGGAAAAAAATTCAAAAAAGTTTAGCATATGCTCATTATTTTGTTTACGAATGAGAAAAAATAGTGTATAATATATCTAATAATTGAGGAGAATGTTATGCAAGAAGATTATATTATGTCAGGTGCTCTTTATGATCATATCATGAAGCAGCGTAGAGAAGCTGAAGAATTCAGCAAGCAACCTGGGTGCTTCATGGGGATGATGCCTCATCCGTCTGAGACCAAGTATTGGTCGCAGCGTGTTCCTACTGGTACTCTTATTGAGTACAAGCGTATTGAGCTAGAAGAAACAGCTTACTACATTACCGCAGATAAGACAAGTAAGTCTTATGCTCGGACTCTTGATTTTGAAGCGTGGTCCGATGAAAAGATCGAGGCCCATATCGAAAGGATGTGTGCGTAATGAAATACTCACTCAAAGTTCTGCAAAAAGCTGCAGAAATTCAAACTAAAAAATCTTCTGATTATCAGAATCCAAACTCACGGATCAAACAAGCAGACTACTATTGTCGTGGTTGTTCCACTATCCTTGACACTATGCATGCCAAAGTTCTTCGTATGCAGTCTGTTATGGAAGCTATGGAATCTGATCCAAACTATGGTCAAAACTTTGAATCGCTCGAAGATTCATGTATCGATCTGATCAACTATGCTTCTTTCTTTGCCTCATATCTTGCTGGTGAAATGGAAGGTCAAAAGCCTGATCGTGATTTTTTAAATCGTCCTAGGAATACTACAGATGAAAATTAATATTAATGATATTGGTGGTGAAGTCGTCAAAGAAGACGATCGTTATAAAGTAGTTGACAATAAGACACTAAACAATCTTGTAGTAAGTAGTACTGACTTATACGCTTTTAAGGCTACTAGTGGCCATGCTCACGTTGGTCAAGAAGAAGTTTACAATTTTGTCAAAGGTTCTGGTAAGATGGAAATGATTGACTTGAATGGAAAACACCACGACCAAGTTGTAAAAGAAGGCGATGTTGTTTTGATTCCAGATGGTTGGTTTCACCGAGTTCATGCTGGTCCACATGGTTGTTACTTTGTTTGTGTCTTTGACGGAAAGCGCAGTCACTAATGTCTGAACTCAAAGAAAAAATTAATCAACGAATGGATATTCTCCAAAATTGGATGGAGAAAAATTATCACTTAAAACGACCAGAAGTAGTTTCAAGTCATATTGAATCAGTAAGTAAATTTTGGTCTATTTTATCTGAAGAAGATCGTGACTATATACAGTGTAGTCAACATGCAATTGAAGATCAAAGGGAATGGATCGTATGAAAATAGGATTAACTGCATCAACGTTTGATCTCCTCCACGCAGGTCATGTAGCCATGTTGAGAGAAGCAAAATCTCAATGTGACTACTTGATCTGTGCTCTTCAGGTAGATCCGACTTTTGATAGAGCTACAAAGAATGCTCCAGTACAAAGTATTGTCGAAAGGCAAGCTCAATTGGCTGCAATTAAATATGTCGATGAAGTCATTATTTATTGTACAGAAGCTGATTTACTTGATATAATAAACATGTATCCAATTAATGTGCGGATACTTGGCGAAGAGTATCGTCAAAAAGATTTTACTGGTAAAGACGAATGTCGTAACCGTGGAATCGAATTATACTTTAATAAACGAGACCACCGGTTCTCGTCTAGTGATTTGAGAGAAAGAGTAAAAGATGCGACAGCTAACCGTAAGTGATATTCGTAAATTTTTTATTGGAGAACTAAATGATGAATCATACACCACCGACAAAACTGGACAAAAGACAATTGAACTGCTTGGCGCTTCATTTCTTGCAGACGAACCAGCCATTTTTGGTACTCCCAACCAAGAGTACATTGATCGAGAAATCGATTGGTATTGCAGTGGTAGTACTAATATCAATGACATTTATGGTGATGAGCGCGAACCTCCTGAAGCATGGAAATATGCTGCCAATAAACATGGAGAAATCAATTCTAACTATGGTCGACTGATTTTCGACGATATATATTATAGGCAGTACGAAAACGTTCTTTGCGAATTGGCAGATACCAATGATACTACAAGACGTGCTACAATGGTTTACAACCGACCAAGCATCTGGGCAGAGTACCAAGATGGTAGTAAAAACGATTTTATTTGTACTAATGCTGTCACTTATTACATTCGCAATGGTGAACTCCAAGCTGTTGTCCAGATGCGATCCAACGATGTCGTGTTCGGATACAAGAATGATTATGCTTGGCAGCGTTATGTAATGGGATTAATTTGCCAAGATCTTGGTGGTGGTAGAGATACACTCAAACCGGGCAACTTAATCTGGCAAGTACAAAATTTACATGTCTATGAAAGGCATTTCCACCTTGTCAAATAAATGGGATGAAAGATATTTAGACTTAGCCGCAGGTGTTGCTGGCTGGTCTAAAGACCCGTCACGGAAGATCGGAGCCGTGGCAGTTGGATCAAAGGGCAGTGTTCTTGCTCAAGGGTTCAACGGGTTTCCTCGTGGGATTAGTGATTCACCTAATCGTTATGAAGATCGCACGAGAAAATACGAACTGGTAGTCCACGCAGAAATGAATGTAATTTATAATGCGACTTATAATGGTGTCTCTCTTGACGGTGCTACATTATACGTGCACGGGCTACCAGTTTGTTCCGATTGTGCCAAAGGGATTATTCAAGTTGGCATAAAACGAGTGGTCATGAAAGACCAAGAGATACCAGATCTCTGGCAACAATCATGGACTAAAACAGAAGAAATGTTTAACGAAGCAGGAGTCGACTATGAGTTCATATGAAGCTTATATGGTGAAGCGTCTTAGAGAAGAAGACGAAAAGGCAGGTATTACTATTCAACATAGTAATTTACGATTGACTAAAGAAGTTGAAGAATTAAAAGCTAGAATTAAACAACTTGAAACTGATATGGCATATCAAACAAAACCATTTGCTACTAGTCCAGAAGAACAACGAATATACGATTTGAAAACATGACACACGTATTAGTTATTGGACACAGCCCAAGCCCTTCTTCTACCAAGAGGAAGGGCAATCCTACATTAAACCGGCTAAACCGGTGGCTCGATGCATGTGATGTAAGAATATACAGCTTCACGAATCTTGCTCACTCGAGCGCCGGTTCTCTCAAAAAGGCTGAAATATGTGATACTATGTTTCACGATATCTTTAAGAATTATACTAAAGTAATAACTTTAGGTAAAGAAGTGAAACAATATACTAATAAAATGGGCTACGATTTTTATGAGCTTCCGCATCCAAGTCCGCTAAACCGTAATCTCAACGATAAAAAGTACGAAGAAGACGTAATTAAAGGTTTACAAAGCTTCATACATATGGTATAATATAAACACAATTGAGGAATAGTATATTATGAAAAAAATCTTAGTAACTGGGATGAACCACGAGCAAACACGCTATGATGGTTATCTCTCAAAACGCATTGGAGTGATCCTTTGCCATTACGGTCTTATTCGTTGTCTTGAAGATATGGACTTCGAAGTAACTCAAAAACATACTCAACCCGGTGAAGATCTTTCTGAATACGATCATGTGATTGTATATCTACACAGTCCTAATGGTTTTTGTCAACGTATCTTTGACGGGCTATGGGCACTCAACCAAAGACCGGATGCTATTCTAGCTTTTGACGATTGGCAAGTCAAAGATATTTTCAATGGTGTAATTGGTTATGGTAAAGCTCTGAAGGAACGTCCTGAGTCTGCTTATCGTGGTCATATCCTTGATCAATATCATACAGTCAAAGATGTAGATCAGGTAAAGAAGTATCACCAAGCTTACATTGACGCAATCGATATGGTTGCTGAAAAGAAGAATAAAGTTTTGATGTGTGCTTTTGCTGGTGGTGATCTCAGTAAGTTGATGGATTATCCACAAGAACTGGTTTATAGTTTCAACCCTAATCCATACCACTTAAATCGTTCTCATGAAAATAATTATGGAATGGAAGCTGGTGGTCTAGACGATTTCTTTGGTGGACCTGAAGCTCCGTCTCCAGAGAAGAAATCAAAAGCGTGGATCTTTAGTTCATTGGTACAAACTAAAACACGTAAGTGGTTAGACAAACAAGAATTGAATTGGGATGTACGTATCTACGGTGCTCAACGCGGAGCATTCAAAACCGAACGCCTGACCGAAGATAAAATGGTACAAGAATACGAAACTACTTGGGGTAACCTGATGCCGGGATACGATCATTCAGGATCTGGCTGGTGGAGAACACGAGTATTACAATGCGCTGAAGCTCGATCAATTACTATTTGTGATCCTGTTGAAGGTAAAGTTTATGGTGAAGAGTTCCTTATTACTCCAGCCGAAGTTGAAGCAATGGATGATAGTCAGCTATGGAAGAAAGCAAACGCACAGCGTGAAAACTTCCTAGATAATCACCCACTAAATAAGGATGTCACCAAACAAGAAATTATGGAGGTCTTAAATGGCTAAAATTTGTATCACCGGTGGAGCAGGCTTTATTGCATTCCATCTCACACATAAACTAATAGAACTAGGTCACGAAGTTGTTGGCTTTGATAATTACAACGATTATTACGATCCAGGGCTAAAACATACTCGAGCAAATATTCTTCACGATCGATTCGGCGTTATCATGGAAAACGTAGATCTATTGGATCGCAAGAAGCTTACTCAGTGGATGAAAACAAATAGTCCAGATGTTGTAATGCATTTAGCAGCATATGCCGGAGTACGTCATTCGCTTGATTATCCGGATGACTATATTTCAAACAATATTGTCGGTACACATAATCTTATCGAAGCGTGTAATGATGCTCGTATAACTAAAATCACATATGCCTCAACCTCGTGTGTAATGGCTGATAATCCTCTCCCATGGAATGAAGACGAAAAGATTGGAGTAGCTAAGAATCCATACGGTTATTCTAAAGCTACCAATGAAGCACAGATGATCTCTTCTAAAATTGATTCAACTATTGGCTTACGTTTCTTTACAGTGTATGGTCCTTGGGGCCGGCCTGATATGGCGCTGTTTGACTTTACTAAAAACATTGTTGCCGGCAATCCAATCCAACTTTTCAACTATGGTGATATGGTTCGTGATTTTACGTACGTCGAAGATATTGTTCAAGGCATCGTAATTATTATCAATCGTCTTTTAGATAATCAAGACATTAACGAAATCTATAATATTGGTTTTGGTGATCAAATTCAGCTGGTTGATTTTGTAGAACATATTGAGAAGAACTTAGATCGTACAGCTATTCGTGAATTAGTTGAAATGCATCCTGCCGACACTCAAGCAACATGGTCTGATACGACTAAGTTACAAGCACTCGGTTACAAGCCAACTACAAATATTGCGGAAGGTGTAGCTAAATTTATTGAATGGTACAAGGAATATTATAATGTCAATTAATATCGCAATCATTGGTCATGGTTACGTAGGTAAAGCTGTTGACCACGGCTTTTCCACAAGTCAAGTTGAGAAGTATATTGTAGATCCACTTTATGGAACTACACTCGATCAACTGAAAGGTAAAGTTCGATTAGATGCTGCCTTTGTTGCAGTACCAACTCCCTTTGGTTCAGACGGTGAAATCGACGCTTCAATCGTAAAAGATGTTGTACGTCAACTAGAACATTTTAGTTGTCCGATTATTATTAAGTCAACCACAACTCCAGATATTGTAGATGAACTCTATCTTGAAAACGAACGTGTAGTTTACAACCCAGAGTTTTTGACTGAAAAGAATGCTCTTGACGATTTCATTAATCCACCAATGCACGTACTTGGTGGTAAGAGAAAGTATTGTGAACGTGTTCTTGATCTATATGAAAACTATTCGCAATGTAAACCATGTCAAGTTTTCTATATGACAGCCAAAGAAGCTTCATTCGTTAAATACGGAATCAACTCTTACCTCGCTACTAAAGTTCTATGGTTTAATCAATTCAAAGATATTGTTGAAGACTGGGAAGGCAAGTATAATGTGATTGTGAATGCGATTGGTAGTGATCCACGTATTGGCCATAGTCATACTCAGGTTCCAGGGCCAGACGGACGTAAAGGTTTTGGCGGAGCTTGTTTCCCAAAAGATACTAACGCTTTCTCTACCTTTTCAAAAGGAGACTTTGGCGTCCTTGACGAAGTAATCAAACATAATAACGTATATAGAAAATCTTACGATCTTGATGAACGTGAAAAAGAACAGAAAGTAAATTATGGTTAATTATGCCAGTATAGTACCACTTATTGGTGGTGAAACAATTGCTATGCAGAATGTCGTTGGAAATAAACCCGAGTACATTCTGTCGTACGAAGGTTTTGAAAGTAATGATAAACACCTATTGGAATATTATAAAAACGAAGTTCCCTATCATCTTATCAAAGACGGTGAGCTTCCTGATGTTAATAGTGTTGATATTGTTAACACTGTTTGCCCTTGTGCTGGCTTGTCTAGTCTCAGTCCTTCAAGTAATTCTGAGTCTGCTACTAATGATTGGATGCGTATGTCTGCAGAGTATATACTCGATAGCGTCAAACCAAAAGTGTTTTGGGGAGAAAACGCACCAAGACTTGCTAGCAAGATGGGAGAGCCAGTTGTCAAAGATTTACGACAAATTGGCCAAAAATACGGATATACTTTTTCAATATTTAAAACAAAAAGTCTCTTGCATGGACTTTCTCAAGTAAGAGATAGAGCTTTTTATTTTTTCTGGAAAGGTGATAAGGTTCCAGTATTTGAATATATAAATCGTACGCACCAAACAATCGAAGATGCCATTCGATCTGTCAACAGAAATCCAGCAGATCCAATGGACATTCTTGCCAATGAGGCAAAGCCAACTGATAACGCATACTATAAGTATGTTCTTCAATTGTTGAATACAACTCATCAAAAGTTTGCTGCTAGTATCGAAAAAACTACGAATCCTATGGAATGGATCTATGCTAATGATTCATTCTTAAAAGCAGCCGATTGGATGGATGCTAATGGATATGAAAGAGAAGCCGCTAAGTGCCGACGTAAGTTTGACAAGTTAGCTTCAGGCGGTAATATTATGTGGCACAATATTGAAATTCCAAAAGACCACATCGGTGCTTTTGTAGGTCATCGACCAACATCAATAGCGCATCCAGATGAAGATCGCTTTTTGACTATTAGAGAATGTCTATCACTAATGAAAATGCCAGATGATTTTATTCTCCAAGGTGGTCGTAAAAATCTCAATCACATTTGTCAAAATGTACCTGTCACCACTGCTGAAGACATGGCCTCTGAAGTAGTCAAGTTTGTAGAAGGTCGTTCTGATAACAGGCTCATCGAGACAAACTACTTAATTCAAGATAACAAAAATAATTCATGGTGGTCTGAAAAAAGTAGTGTACAACTCGATGATTTTATGGTATAATATATGGATCAGCTAAAGGAAAGACTAGAAATAGTCTTAAAAGAAATAAGTCAGGTGATGCAAGAACGTAAAGATCAAGTTGAAAGTATACGTGATCAAATCACTCGGCTAGAAAATGACAACGAAGATCTTGAAAAAAAGATCAGCGAACTTGTAAGAGATTATATATGAGATGTATAATACAGAATTTAAATTAACACTTCGAGATATCGAAATAATTGAAGCCGGCTTGCGTGAATTAGACAGGCCGGATATCGATATAACAGAAATTACTAATCTACTGGGTAGACTTCATAATCAAAAGAACTGGTATCGACCAGGTGAAATCTATTTCAGTGGCTAACCCTAAGGAGACTATGCTTTGAGTATTATGGATAAATTGAAAAAGAATTCGAAAGTTAAAACAACTGAAGTTTTGGCTGAATCGAAATTCTTTAATGATAAAGATATGATCCCAACCGAAGTACCCATGATGAACGTTGCTTTATCTGGCTCTACTGATGGTGGATTGGCACCCGGACTCACAGTGCTTGCTGGTCCATCAAAACACTTTAAGACATCATTTGCTTTGATTATGGCAAGTGCTTATTTGAAAAAGTACAAAGATGCTGTACTTTTATTTTATGATTCAGAGTTTGGTTCACCTGAACAATATTTTAAGATGTACGATATTGATACCAATCGTGTACTTCATACACCAATTACAAATGTTGAAGAATTGAAGTTTGATATTATTGGTCAAATGGAATCTTTAGATCGTAAAGACAATGTTATTATTGTTATCGATTCAGTTGGTAACCTCGCATCAAAGAAAGAACTTGAAGACGCTATCAACGAAAAATCAGTTGCTGATATGTCTCGAGCAAAAGCACTCAAAGGTTTGTTCCGTATGTGTACACCATACTTGAATATGAAAAACATTCCATTGATTGCAGTAAACCATACTTACCAAGAAATTGGTTTGTTCCCGAAAGCGATTGTATCCGGTGGTACCGGTATCTATTATTCTGCTGACAACATCTGGATTGTTGGTCGTCGTCAGAATAAAAAAGGTACTGAAGTTACTGGCTATGATTTTGTAATCAATGTAGAGAAATCGCGTTATGTTAAAGAAAAGTCTAAGATTCCCATTAGTGTTAGCTGGGAAGGTGGAGTACAGAAGTGGTCTGGTCTGCTTGACGTTGCTATGCAAGGTAAATATGTGGCTAAGCCATCTGCAGGCTGGTATTGCCGCGTTGACCAGACGACTGGTGAATTATCTGAGTCTAAAGTACGAGAAGCCCAAACTCTAGAAGAAGACTTCTGGAAACCAATCTTTGCTGAAACCAACTTTGCCGAATATCTAACCGAATGTTATAAGATCGGCGGTAAATCTCATGTTGACATTGAGGATGAAGAATGAAGGAAGGTACTGACTACGTATTAATTGAACCAGATTCTGAATCCGATCCGTGGAATGCTCGAATCCTGACTGGTGAATTTCCTGAAACAGTTATTCAATTTGGTGCTGTAGCTCTAAATGAAGTTGAAGGTCATTTATCATTTGATTTTGGTATTATCTCAAGCCCTGATCCTGAAGCAGTACCTGAGAATGAGCGTTTACAAGAAGTAGCTCATGATGTTCTTCAAAGCATATTTGATATTGCTTTAGAAGAAGGGTTTGCGAGAGTCACTGATCGGAAAAGCGGTAAAGAAATTGAGTATTGGAAAGAGTAACTTGCAAGCAAACATTGAACAAACAATCTTAAGAAATCTTCTCACAGACGAGAAGTATATGCGGAAAGTTCTGCCTTTTATTAAGCCAGATTATTTCCAAGGTGTTTACAAAACGTTATTTAAAGAAGCCGGTAAGTACGTTGCTAAATACAATCGGCTTCCGACGAATGAGTCTTTAGCAATTGAACTTCAAGATACTAACATGTCTGAAGATCAGTACACTATGGCTATGGATATAGTTCCTCAACTCTTTTCAAAAGAAAAGATTGACGAAGACTGGTTGCTAGATCATACCGAAAAGTGGTGTCAGGATCGAGCAATCTATAATTCTATCATGGAGTCCATTAGTATTATTGATGGAAAACATGAAACTCTTACTAAGAATGCTTTGCCAGAGTTATTACAAAAAGCTTTGGGAGTTGCGTTTGATACAAATGTAGGCCATGATTATGTCGAACAAGCAGAAGAACGTTGGGAATTCTATAATAAAGAAGAAGATCGAATCCCGTTTGATCTCGAATATTTCAACAAGATTACAAAGGGTGGTATACCAAATAAGACACTTAACATTGCCCTTGCAGGTACTGGCGTTGGCAAGTCTCTATTCATGTGTCATGTTGCTGCTAGTGCTCTTGTAGAAGGTCGTAACGTTCTTTATATTACGATGGAAATGGCAGAAGAAAGAATCGCTGAGCGTATCGATGCTAACTTATTGAATGTTCCTATTGACCAACTTGAAAACATGTCAAAGGATATGTTTACCGAGAAAGTCAAGAACTTAGCTCGTAAGACTACTGGCCGTTTAGTGGTCAAAGAATATCCAACCGGTTCTGCTCATTCTAGCCATTTTAGAGCTCTTTTGAATGAACTGAAGCTTAAAAAAGAATTTGTTCCAGATATTATCTTTATTGATTATCTCAATATCTGTGCTTCAAGTAGAATGAAAGGAATGGGAGGATCTATCAATTCATACACTTACATTAAAGCAATTGCTGAAGAATTACGTGGCCTTGCGGTCGAGTTCGACGTACCGGTCTTCTCTGCAACGCAAACGACTCGTTCTGGTTATGGTAACTCGGATGTTGGGCTTGAAGATACGTCCGAGTCTTTTGGATTACCCGCGACAGCCGATCTAATGTTTGCCTTGATCTCAACCGAAGAGCTTGAAAAAGACGGACAGATGATGGTCAAACAATTGAAGAATCGTTACAATGATCCGACTTTCTATAAACGATTTGTGATTGGTGTTGATCGATCTAAGATGAGATTGTTTGACGTAGAAGAAACTCAACAAACATTAGTTGATGATACACCCCATTATGATAGCGAAAAATCTCCGTTTGATCATTCTAGATCTGGAGAACGTATCGCATCTGAAAAGTTTGGAGACTTTAAACTATGAAAGTAAGACTTATTTCTTATAGCCAACCCCCGGAGGAACTCTATGTCGGTGACAACATGCAAGAGCTCGTGGCGTATTGCGCCCGTGTCTCCAATCCATCGAATCAACTTAACACTGAAACGTCAGAAAGGTTACTTGCCTATCTCGAAAAGCACCGCCACTGGTCACCATTTGAGATGGTTTTTGCTTGCCTAGAAATCGAAACAACTCGAGATATTGCTCGTCAGATTCTACGACATAGATCTTTCTCATTCCAAGAGTTTAGTCAACGATACGCTGATCCTACTCAAGATCTTAATATCAATGAACTAAGAGAAGCTCGACTTCAAGATGAAAAAAACCGTCAAGCAAGTAATGATACAGATGATGTTGAACTTAAATTAGAATGGTACAAAAAGCAATCTGAAGTATCTGTGGCTGCAAAGAATTCATATGAATGGGCTATTAAGAATGGTATTGCCAAAGAACAAGCTCGAGCAGTTCTACCTGAAGGTACTACTCAATCACGTCTATATATGAATGGATCAATTCGATCTTGGATGCATTACATTGATATTCGATCGAGTATTGAAACTCAAAAAGAACACCGTGAAGTAGCCGTGGCCTGTGCCATAGCTTTGAAACCAGTCTTTCCATTGATTGAAAAGTTTATACATGTTTAAAGGAAAATACGGAGAACTTGTTCCTCACCAAACTATGATTCAGGACAAGTATCGGACAAATAGTTATCTTGAAGCGATTGATCAAGCAGTTAACGAAGATGACATTGTAATTGACTTTGGTAGTGGCACTGGTATTCTTGCGATGTGGGCTGCTAAAACAGCCATGCATGTATATGCTATTGAAAGAAATCCAGTTACAGCTCAAATGCTGATTGCTAATATCGAAAGAAATGAATTCAATAACATTACTGTCTATGTTGGATCTGCTAAAGAGTTTATGGCTGATTATCCAGCACTTGAAGCAGATCTAGTCATATCAGAATGTATTGGTGACCATATCTTTGAAAATAGTATGGTTGTTGATTTTTTACGATTAGTTGAAGAAACTGGTGCTCAAAAGCAAATTCCATCTCACTTTATGCTATATCATCATAGCCAATATATTAATCGTAAACAAGAAAAATTTGATAGACAAAAAGCTTTGTTTAGTTCAATGGGAATTCATCTTGACTTATTAAATGAAGAGTATATGCCAAATGCTTTTTTAGATGTGGCTTATTTTGAAAGTGGTGATGACTATCGAGACTACTACTTTGGATATACACCGGGTGATAAAGTTCTTCTTATGGACTTTGTAAAAGAATCAGACTTGAAAGACACTATGGATATTCATATGCCACATGCGTCTGAACCCGGCGACTACATTATGCTCTATTATATTATCAATCTCTATGGCGACGTATGGTTTACCAATACACCAAGTCGTCCACCAACTGGCAATCATTCTTACTTTCAACGATTGATCAATGTCTCCGAGTATAGACAAAAATCATTTAAATTGAGGATTGATTATGAATATGATGAACTTGGTAATGAAGACTCTCCAAATCCTAATATATTCTTATCATAAAAAAAATGAGCTGACTGCTCACTTTTTTGTTTACAATAGTATTTTTATGGTGTATAATAGATCTATAAAATGGAGATGAGGAGATCTATTATGGAAAAGTTGTTCACAGTATACCAGCCAAACATGGATAAGTTTATCAAAGATGGTAACTTTATTTCACCTGAATTGGCTGACAAGCATTTCAAAATCACTAATGGTGAAATTACTAATAGAGATTTTCGTAATCTTTATGGTACTCCAGTTTGTACCATCAAGGCTAAAAGCTTAGGTGAAGTTTTTCAAATTGGCAATGTAGGTCCAGAAGAAAAGATCACACGTCTAAACAAGATGCATTCAGTTTCTGTCGGTGACATTGTTGCTGATAGCACATCTGGTAGACACTATATTGTTTCTACGGTTGGATTCAAAGATCTTTCTAGCGGTGTTATAGTTGATTAAGGAGATATATTATGGGTAAAGTAAAAGCAATGTTGATGGACGCCGAAGATTTTGCTTGTGAGAACTTCAATGTTCCACGTAATGAATTTGTAGCAAAGGCATGGGTCTTTGCAAAGAAAAACAACCAACTGCATCGTGCTGCTATCGAGCATTACGATGTTATACAACAGGAGTTAAGTGTTTATGAAAGATCTATTCGGTCGCGATGATCAAATCGAGTACGCATTCAACGAGGATGCTCTACTTGAAGAAATGAAAGAATATATCGACAAAACGTATAGTGCACACTATTCGCAAAATCGTTATCAATCAACTCAGATCATTGAAGATATGGGACATGGTATGGGCTTTGCTCTTGGTAATGTTGTAAAGTATTGTCAGCGGTATGGCAAAAAGGCCGGCCACAATCGAGCCGACCTTATGAAAGTTATTCACTATGGAATCATTGCTCTTTCAATGCATGATCATGAAGCCATCGCTGACACACTACCCGGTCATGAAGAAAACCAAGACTAGCGATTAGCTAAAGGATTGTCTAAGGCTCTTTGAAGTTGCTTTTCCATATCAGCTTCAAGGCCTTCAATCTTATTCTCCAACAATTCACGAGTTGAAGTATTCTCACGTACCAGTAGATCTTTTTGAGCCACATATTGGTTCAAAAGATCCTGACGCTTTACTTCAAATCTTTCTTCAGCATCATCAATAGTAGTACGTACATCATCTTCTACACTATTGATGTCGTCTTCAACCTTATCTACTATTCGTTCAATACGAACAATATCATCTCTCAATCCGTTCTTGATGTCACGTGAATATTCAAGAGCCTCATCGAGTTTGGTTTCAAGTACATCATTACGTGCAGCAATTGCATCTGTATCAATGTTCTCAATAATTTCTTTCATATTCATATAGTCTTTATAGAACTCAAAGCCAGCCCAAAGGCCACCACCAAGTGTACCGATCAACGGTAGAATAAGTAACCACTTACTTCCACCAACTTTGATTCCACCGTATTCTACTTCTGCCATTTTTTTCTCCGTTATCGCGATAAATATGGTCTCGCTTTTTTCTTATAATAGCGTTTATTTAATTTTTCTCTTATGTAAGGCGGGCAAGCTGAACCATAAGGAATATGAAATGATTTAGGATACCAACTTCTTGTATAGTTAATCTTCGGATCCATACGGTACTCACACACTGTGACTAAACAGTTATTACAAATAGTCCACGAATGAGTTGCTGAAACAGCACTAAGATACACAGTAACAAAAATATATTCCATCAGATGTAACCTAGAACTGCAAGGATTACGCCAACAACTGATGCGAGTCCGCCAGCTACCACTAATACTTTTTTGACTAGCTCTTCAGTTTCCTGTTGTTTTCGTATTCGAATTTTCCTTTCGGCTTCAATACGATCTTTTTCTTCTTGTATGCGCTTTGCTCTTTCTTCAACAATAGATTTCCAAGTCCCATGTCCAAAACGAAAATCAATCAATTGCCGCATCTCAGATATTTTTTCCTGAGCTAACTTAGCGTCAATCATTTCTTGTGCTACTGTTTTGATTCCAAACTGGTCAGCAACACCGTATCCAGATTTTTTACTTCTCTTCTTTTCTATTTCTTCTTGGCCTTTAAACAGACCATCGATAGCACCAGCTATTTGGCTTATGTCTTGTGCTGTTTCAATATTGCCCTTAATAAAATCCACGCTAGCTTTAACTAGCGATATTCCTGCCATTGCCTCTGCTAACATACCACTCTCCTATTGGTATTGTAAATCCTCCATTGCGCCAAAGTTCGGATCGTTCAAAAACCATCTAGCAAACGCATGATCTACTGTTGGCTTTGGTGGATAGAAGTTGACTTGATTAATCTGCTCTTTTTCAGCGTAGTCCTTAAAGTCTGGTACAAACGATATTAAGGCGAGGAGTCTACGCTGAATCTCCATCTGCTGTTCTAATGTAACTGCAGTTTCAAGTTCTTTGACTGCTTCAATGGCTTTCATAGCAATAAGTAATTTTAATTTTTTTCTCTTTGAGTCGGCCGGTGAAACTACTTGTTCTCCGGGTACCGGTTGCTGATCAAGTGCGGTAGGCCTCTCGGATCTTTTACCACTGGCGACTTGTACTTCTTCCTGCTCCACCGGCTCGGTCTCTTCTTCGTTGGCCGTCTCGAGAGCTTCCAATTCTTTCTCAATGTCATCCTCCTGTGATGTAGTACCACTTTGTCTTGAGTCTAACGGACCTTTTAGTTCTTCACCAGAATCTGCTTCCAATGCAGCAAGTTCAGAATCGATATCGTCTATCATTTCAAGTTCACCAATTTCTGAATCAATATCGTCTTCTACCATTTGGAAACCATCATCTAATTCCATAGTTTCTTGTGTGAAAACAAAGTCGTCTTGTACGTAACTTTCTGTTGGAACATCGTAAAACTCTGGTGCACCAATGTCGACATCAGCATTTACTACGTCGTCGATCAATGGATCTAAAACTGTATAGTCACCATCATTACCAGACAAGTCAACATAACCAGAGCATGACGTATCGTACTGTGGATCAAACGAACACTGCTCTTCAAAGTATGCTATATCATATCCAATACAACCCATATCGAATAAAGGATCTGCTTCACACATTGCAACGTAATAATCTGGGCATCCGGGATCTGATGTTGGATCATTGGTACATTGTTGATTATAGTAGGCTGTGGAATAACCCGAACAGCTTGGATCATATAATGGGTTCGCAGAACACTGCTTAGTTAAGTTAGCTGCAGCGTATCCTGGGCATCCGGGATCATAAAGTGGACTTGCGGCGCACTGCTGATTATATAAAGCATTTGCATAACCGGGACATGATGGATCCGACAATGGATTAGTTGCGCATAGATCAGGCATCAAAACTACGCCGCCATGAAAGTTCTTTACCTTTGGCCCGTACATACCAGCCCAATAGCCATTGTCCATGCCTTGAATACTGACTTCAATCTCGTCAATAGTAACACCGGGTACTAACGCAATAGGTGAAAAAGTCAAAACTTCTTCTAGTGTATAGCCATTTGATTTTGTCTGACTATAATCCCACTGTTCGCTATAGATGCTAACACCACTTGCATATGCGTCAATACTGATTACAAGGTCGTCTAAACAATCACCATTTACTGTCTGCGCATTACATATACCATTTGTAGTGTTAGTGTTTTCATTTTTCCACTCCCACTGCGCAGTGTAGCCACCAAGATTAAATCCAGCCCCAACTAACGCTTGATTGATAGCCAGATTGGTTACCCAAGTATCGTTAGTGTACGAGAAGTGTAGGATGTACTCATCGTGTGTGGAGTACACATATTTCTGGTTATGAGAATTTCCAGTGTTATGACCACCGGTACCAAAGTCACCTTGATCTAAAAGATCTAGAGTTGTATTATTAGGATCGAGACACTGCGTGCCGTTCAGCGAGTTGGTTGTTCCGTCTGTCGACTGTACACACGATGTACTTACTTGTGCGTTAGAGTAAGAGTAGGAGCAAAGCAATACCGCCGATACCAGCGCCAATCTTTGCATTACGTTCTTGAACGTCATCCTTTGTCTCCACTACCTCAGATGGTGGTATCCGCCCTGGATTAGCTTTCCAGCTATCCGATGCTTTATCACCAATTTCACCAAGGTATGGACAAGGAGTTCCTGCCATTTCCATTGCATCATATACTCTACGGTCTTGACAAAGCACTGATACTGCAGCCACTTTCATTCCCATATCATATAATGTTTTACTAATTTTCAATCTTTCACAATTTTGGTCACGAACCATTTCACCGGTTGATACACCTAAAATTTGTGTTTGCACAGCGCCTGATACTCCACTTAAACAAAGATCAGATGACGAAGAACCAACACCCGGCGAGATAGCCGAAGGTGGTGGAGATATAACTATAGTTCTTGAATTAGCGTCTGTCTCAACATTTGAGTTTGATGTTGAATCAGTCGTAACAGTTGACACAGTTTGTGCCATCGCTGTGCTCACAAATAACATACTAAAAGCAGCGATCAAAAGTAATTTATTCATTACTAGATCCTCTAATCGATTAGACATTGTTATTTATATATCTGACGCACTTTGTTGTGTACTTATAGTGAGTTTTGTGATATAATATATAATATTACAGCAAAAAAAGGAGGTCGAGATGTTTAATTTTTTTATGAAGTTTACATGGTTTCGACGTAGAGTAGAAGAAGATGAACGAAAAAGAATTAAGTATCTCGGTAGATAAATAGAATTATAGTGATGAAGCAATTCGAAAGCTAGACAGGACGCCGGGGCAGTACCGGCCGCCTCCACCATAAGGACATTGAACGATGGAAATGATTTGGCATATACTATTAACAGTTTGTTCAGGCTCGACCTGCTTAGAACAAGATGTGCAATGGTTTGAAACGAAAGCAAAGTGTGAAACGATGCTTGTACAATATGCGGAAGTGCCAGCTGATGGATCTTGGGATACAGTTGAATATATCTGTAAACCAGTGAATTCAGTGTCTTTATGATGGGGGCGAAACAGGATCGACTGGTGGTTAATAGGAAAGTGGAGCTATCCCGCGCAAGCTGGGTTAACGCAAGATTTGACTAAACGCAAACGATAACTTTGCACCTGTAGATTACGCCATCGCGGCATAAACTACTGCGCCCGCCGGAGCGTGGAAACAGAATCCGGCACTTCTTTTTGGAGCATATTATGACACAAGTTACTATTGAACGTATTACGTATGAAGAGATATACCCGTTCTGGGAAAAGCTTTGGCCGGGTAGAGACGACATCAAGCCAATGTCAAGTATGACTGGGTTAGATCCCGGTGTATTGGAAGAAACTGATCAGTCGATCTATGCTCTCTATGAACCAGTATTCTTTGGCGCTACATTCTTTGACGAACGAGCTAATCAAAACATGATTATTGGCGTCAACAGTGGCCACCCAACATCAAAATATAGATTTAGATCAAGAGGACTATGGGTACACCCAAGAGCCGCTGGTAATGGCATTGGTCAAGCTTTGCTTAGAGCAACATGTCAGTACGCTCAATTACGTCAGTTTGAAGTAGTCTGGACGTTTCCTCGAGATAAAGCTCTTAAGACATACGAAGCAGTAGGATTTAAGCCAGTCGGAGAAATGATAGAATCTGAAGCATATATCAGAAATGGTACAATGATAAGATCTGAAAACTGGCATGCTGAAAATGAATTGAACGATAGTGTATCAGAGAAAATTGTATACGCTGACGTGCAACTACCTTATTTGCCGCGTGAAGCTAGAGAAAACATACTCAATGAAAAAAAAATGAGCTGACTGCTCACTTTTTTGTTTACGCATGAGAAGAATTAGTGTATAATATACTTATAAAATGAAAACATGAGGATATTACATTATGCTAACGAAATCTGAAATGACTAAACTTCAAGCTCTGTTTGTAGAAGCATCAGACGAGCAGATGAGCGAAATTGCTCAAATGTTTAATGATGCTCGCAATCTAAAGGTTGCACGTGCAGCTAGGTCTTTTACTGTTGGACAGTCTGTTTCATGGACCGGTCGTCGTGGTGCCATGTCAGGCAAAGTTATTAAAGTCCTTAAAAAGAATGTTCGTGTTAAAACTGAAGCAGATGGCGTATGGAACGTTACTGCATCATTATTAAAAGCTGCTTAAGGAGAATTATATTATGGCACATATGGTAGAAACAATGGCGTATGCCGGTCAAGTTCCGTGGCATGGTTTAGGTGTACCGGTCAGTAATGATCTAACACCAGTTCAAATGATGGAAAAGGCTGGCGTCGATTGGCGTGTACAAGAAGTCGAAACTTTCATCGAGTACAATAACAAGAAAATGGCGACTGGCCAAAAAGCTCTAGTTCGTGAAACTGATGGTCGGATCTTGACCACGGTTGGTGAGAACTGGAATCCAGTCCAAAACGAAGATGCCTTCGCTTTCTTTGCCGAATATTGCCTTTCAGGTGATATGGAAATGCATACTGCTGGTTCGTTGAAAGACGGTCAGATGGTATGGGCATTGGCCAAAGTCAAGTCAGACTTTGAGCTTTTCGGTGGAGATCGTGTTGAGTCTTATCTTCTCTTCTCAAATCCACATCAATATGGTAAGGCAATTGATATTCGCTTTACTCCAATTCGTGTGGTATGTAACAACACGTTGACTCTTTCACTTGATCAAAAGGCTGACAAGTCTGTTAAGGTTGGTCACCGTGTTGAGTTCGATGCTTCTGAAGTCAAGACAGCTCTTGGTATTGCCTCCGATAAGTTGGCTCATTACAAAGAAGCAGCTGAGTATCTTGGTAAGCGTCGTGTTACAGCTGAGTCACTGATTGAGTACTACAACACAGTCTTTCCACGTACTGCTGACAAGCGTGTACAAGGTAAATCACTGACTGTTGATACTCTTTCACGTAATGCTAAAATGGCTTATGATGTCTTGGAAACTCAACCAGGTGCTGAGTATGCTGAAGGCTCATGGTGGCAGGCATTCAACAGTGTGACTTACATTACTGATCATGTTCAAGGTCGTAATGAAGACAATCGCTTGTATTCTTCTTGGTTTGGTGGAAACCAACTTCGTAAGAAGAATGCACTTCAAACAGCCATTGAATTTGCGGAGGCATCATAATGTCAGACGGTCCATTTAAAGATGCCCTTGATATACTTCCAAGCCAAGGAGTGTTTCAGCACTCTTTGGAAACTTATCGATATCGCAGTGGTATGTTAACAAAAGAAACTATCACTCGCACATACTCAAACGATGGTGACTATATTGACTCTTTTACTAGTCAACCAATCGGAAAAGGGAGTTCAGTTTAGATGTATCGAATTACAGGATATTTTAGAAATCGTAAGGTTGTAAGATATTTTGCTGACCGATACGATGCTATTGATTTTAAAGAACTAGTGGAAGCTCACTATCCACTCAAAGTAACATATGAAAAAGGAGTTTATCCCGTGAGAACATTTATCGTTAATGGTTGGGGTGCTATTATGGATCATAAGCAAAATCCATTAAGACACATTCCAGATCTTCAAACAAGGCATCTCGTCATGCAAATATTAGCTTGGATGTGGTGTATTATCTTTTCAATGAGTATTGGTAGTATTACTGTGTTTGCAGTAAGTGCAGTAGCACACATCTTGTTTATTGCTGGAATCGTAGTTACTGTTGGTACATTTACTGCAGCAACGCACAGACCAGAATATTTTGGTGGTCTTGGTCGTGGTAACGGCGGTGAACATGAATAAAATCAAGAAGTTTTTTAAGAGTCATGACTTGATTGAGCTGGTATTGATTTACTTGCCAGTCAACGTCATGTTCTTTTTCTTTTTATATCATATTATCAAAAAACTTGTTTACTTTACCTGAAAAGTATGGTATAATAACTTATATAATCGAAACTATTAGGAGTCTTATATGATGAATGAAGAAGTAATCCAAGGTCTTGTTAACGATGCAATGATCACTGGTGGATTTTTAGGAATGGCATTTACAATTGCTGTCGGTGTTTTTGTGACTTTGGTAAATTCTTCTCGGCAAGATCGAGCAGATCGAATGTTCAAGTTAGAAGATGAAATACTCAAACTAAAAAGTTCGGTCAGCGTTCTCCAAGTTGAGAAAGGAATACGAGAATGAAAAAATTAGCAATTGCGTTAGCAATGTTACCATCAGCGGCATTCGCTGAAACATACACTCAAGATCATTACAAAAACGTGATCTTAAAAAAGCCATATAGCGTAGAAGTCTGTACACAAGGCAACAATAAATCTGAAGTTCAGAACTTTCTTGAAGGCGCCATTATAGGTGGAGCTATTGGTAATAACATCCCTGGTGAAAAGAATGGTGGAGCAGTTGGAGCATTTCTTGGTGGTGTATTGAATACTGAAAGGAATAAAAGTCCACAGTGTCGTACAGAAACTCGTTATGAAGAAGAGACTCAAAACATCTATTCACATTCAACAGTTACCTTTACACATGAAGGTCGCTCATACACATTGAGGTTCCAAAAATGAAAGCACATAAACCAGATGTCTTAGGAGAATGGGCTCGTGAAAACGGATTCGAGAATATTGCTCGATTCTTTCATCCTCAAGAAGTAGAGAAGCGGCGACAACAGGGCATCAGACGATCGAACGAGAACCGGCGAACGCATGATGAAAAGTACTCCAAAGAAAAGCGCCGGTAAGGCGCTTTTTTATTATAAATAGGTTAAATAACTGCGGAGTTTTTGATGCTAAGATTCAAAACCTATTTAGAGGAGAAGGCCATGAACTTTGTTGCCATGCCAGCCGCGCAATGGGCAAAGGTTAATTCTCAAACCAAAGAACCTCGAATCGATATTCTTAGACGCATCATGAAAAATGGCGAATCAATTCCTACAATTGATGGAATTGAAATTAAGATTAAGAATAACACCGAGAATAAACAAGCTATTGATCGTCTAGAAAAAGAAAATAAAGGCCAAACTCTTCAAACTGATAAAGGTGAAGTTAGTACTGGTAAGATTGGTAAATCTGCAGTCTTTGGTGGAGCTCAAAGTGGAGCAGGTGGTGGTACTAAACAAACAGCTGATGCTGAGAGTCTTCAATGTGTTTATTGTGAAATCTTAGTAAACAATCCACGTGCACCATTTGAATCTATCCAGCCGTCAGATATAAGAAAAGCATTAACTAAAACAGAAATTTCTGGAACTTCATTTGAAGATATGATGGCCCTTGACGGTTCATGGCACTGGTCAGCATATTGGACTGCGCAAGAATTAATTAAAAAAGGTTATATCAAAAACAATATGACATTCCATCGTGGCGATAAAGTCATGAAAGCTATTTACGACGCAAAAAATAAAGCTCTTAAAAATTCTGGTATGCCAAAGCTTAACGATGATAAGTGGAACCCAGGTGATATTTGGGCAGTAGCTAATCCAGCTATTGTAAGCAGATTGCCAACCGGATCTATCCAAGAATTGAATGGAGAGCTTGTAAAGTTATATAAAGAAAAAAAGCTTGTAGGTATTTCTCTTAAAAAAGTACTTGATAAAAGCAAAATCAAATGTACAATTGAGAATGAAGTACCAAACGCTGATGTTCATAAGTTTGTTGGTGGTAAGATGATGGCTACTTTTGCACGTAAAGCATCTGAGTTTTGGAGAAGTAAATCGGGCGATATTACGTTTGATGATGGTAAAGCAGATATCCGTACTTCTGCTGCTTTTGCAACTATCAACTTTGAAATCATATTAAAAACAGCTCGTGGTGGTAGAGCTAGCTGGGCTCAAATCAACCAAGCTTTGAAAAAGAGAATTGGTAAGAATGTTCCTGACAATAAACAACTTACAAGAATTGCAAAAGACTTAAATTCAAATGGTGAAAAGTCTCGTTACGCAAAAGTATTCTATAATATGGTTAAGAAGGTTCATCCATCAGTATCTGAAAAAGAATTCTATGAAGGATTGACATCAAAACGTGCTGATGAAGTCCATAGTAAGATTGGTACTGCATACGTATTAAGTGCTCTATATGACAATAAAGCAAATGGTAAAGCTGACTTAGTGATTACAGATCTTGTCAACTATGCTGGATCGAAGTTGGATATTTCATCCATCTATGCAAAGGTCTATCAATAATGGAAAACTTTAAGAATTATATAAATGAAAATAAAAATACTCATATGACTCACATCGAAGACAAAGTTGTCTATGGTGGAGTTGACGGAGCACGACAAGCAATCAATGCTCTTCGTTCTTTACGCGACATGCTAGGAGGTGTGAAAGGTGGAACTGTTTCTGTTAAGTGGGATGGTGCACCTGCTGTCTTTGCTGGTACTGATCCTCGTGATGGTAAATTTTTCGTTGCAAAGAAAGGTATTTTTAACAAATCTCCCAAAGTCTACAAGACACCGGCAGATGTTGATGACGATACTTCTGGCGATCTGGCTGATAAGCTTAAGCTCGCACTTAAATACTTACCAGAACTTGGTATAAAAGGAGTTATTCAAGGTGATTTTCTCTATGGCCCGGGTGATATTAAGAAAGCTCGAATCAAAGGACAGCAGTATATTACGTTTCACCCCAATACAATTGTTTATGCAGTACCGGCTGGCACGGAAATGGCCAAGCAAGTATCGACAGCAAAGATTGGAATCGTATGGCATACGAGCTACTCAGGAAACTCGTTCGAAACGATGAAGGCATCTTTTAACTTTGATGCGAGTAAACTGAGAAATTCTAGGAATGTTTGGTCACAAGATGCAAATCTACGTGACTTGACAAACATGACTATGTCAAAGAAAGAAACTGACGAAGTGAATAAGCTATTGTCAAATGCTGGTAGAACTTTTAATAAGATTGCTGGTGGAGCTCTTCGTCAATTAGAAGCAAATACAGAATTAACAAAACTCATTGAAACACATGCCAACTCTTTTGTTCGGGCTGGACAATTACCGCCTGATCCACGTAAGAGAGTTACTAACTTGATCTATTGGATCGAGAACCGGTTTAAGAAAGAGATAGATAAAAGAGGAACACCACAAGGTAAAGCAACTCAACAGAAAAAGCTTGATGACATCCTCACATTCTTTTCAAAAGAAAATAAAACAAACCTAGAAATGATTTTTGAATTGCAACAAAATATCGTTCTAGCGAAATTAAAACTTATAAATAGTTTAAATAAACTTGGAAACGTTGGTACGTTTCT